GAGTCATTATTTGCGTTTGTGTTTCTAATAATACCGCTAAAACCTGCAGTAGAGGTTATAACTTCTAGCTTAGCGTTAGGCGAAGAGGAACCGATACCTACGTTTCCATTATTTAAATTCATAGTTAAAATATCAGTAGTAAAATCTCCATTACTGCCAATTATTCCAAAACCACCTGAATTTACAAATGCTGATAAGCCATAATTACTTCCGTTTCTTTCAATATATAAACCACCTGCTCTATTGTTTGATGGCTGGTCAATATGTAATTTAGTACTAGGCGAAGCTGTTCCGACACCTACATTTCCAGTATGTGTTATAACAAAATCAGCAGTTCCACTATTTACTCCAGTTCCTGTTGACATTACTACAGGATCTGTATTTCCATCAGTAGACCTTACTATAGCAAATTTATTATTATCTAAAGCATTGGTTATTAAAAATCTTCTAGCACTACCTGTCATGTTAGTATCAGAGTGTAACAGTATCTGCCCGTATGTACCATAATAGTTACCGTCAGTACTATAATTGTTTTTACCTCTAACTCTTAACTTATATTCATAGTTAGTTGCACTAGAAGTAACTGACTGAGCACCAACTGTTAAATTAGTATTTATACTACCATCCCCAATAACATCTAGTTTTGCACTAGGCGCAGTTGTTCCAATCCCTACATTTCCGCCATTAAAATACGAATCACCATTAGTTGAAATAAATACTTTTAAAACTTCGCTAGAATCATACATACCAAGATAAGAGCTATTTCCACTACGTCCAGGGAAAAAATCAAATCTTTGTTCCCCATTATCAGCTCTAAATCTAACATGCCTATCAATACTGTTTGTGCCAGTTGCTGAATTTGTTAAAATATCTAATCTAGCTGTGGGAGATTGAGTTCCAATTCCTACGTTTCCTGAACCATTAATACGCATTTTTTCTGTAGCAGTAGTATTATTTGCCGAAGCAGTATTAAAAATAATAAAAGAACCACCACTTGCGCCAGTTAAATTGATTCTTGCGTGTGATTTGTTTGTGTCTCCAAAAGCTCCTGTTTCTGGGTTTCTATTAATATCTAATTCTAAAGATGTTCCATTAGCATTTAAAAAACCA